CCCCTGTTGCACCCGTCTCCCCTTTAAGTAAATTAGATGGTATTTTAACAGAGCTACCAGACTGGTAACCAAGACCATACAATCCACTTAGCGAAGAAGCTGAGGGTAATGCACTTATTTTTATTTTTATTATTGCCATTAGAATTTAATTTTATTAACTATCCAACAAAGTGAGTTAGTCCCGCTCACGTTCAATATTACACTAAAAAATATTAATGTTTCGCCTTCGGTTGCATTATAATACGCATTTGAGCTACTATCATCAAAAATATATGCACCAGATGGCGGATAAAAGCTAAGCGTACCACCATTTAATTGTTTGGCATACACAATAGTACCTTCTGCCTGTGGTTTGTCCGGTAAATATAGATATTTAACCCCGCTTGTGTGCAGCCCTAATATTATGCTTTGCCTTTCATTCATGTATGTAGTTCCGGGCGACCCGTTTGTTATCTTAGTAACGTTAAGGGCAAGCCCTGACGCAAACAGATTAACGAAGTAACCCCCGAAAGTTGGTGCAGGTGTAGCGGATGAATTACTTGCGGCCCCATACACACCACACATCACAGCCGTATCACTATATGCTGATTTATTTAAGTTACCAAAACCAAGCCCTGCAATAGCAGCCTTTAATTCCATCCCTGACGAATAAGGAACTGCTTGTGTCCCCGCTCTATTTGCTAATATTCCTTGTGAGGATATTATTGATATATTGTTGTCCTCATCCTCTGATTTTATCTCACCAGAACTGCTGTCAAAAGTAAGCGTTTGCAATACCGATGTTGTGCCTCCGGAGGCAGTATATCGGTCAATATTAGACTTTAGCGTTAATTTACCATTTGCCCCATCAAACTGCGCTCGTGGTGCGCCACTTCCGCCCGTTACTACTGCTTGACTTGTTATTTTACCATCTTTTATAGTCCAGTCTGCTATTGTTGCATTTTCGGCTAATAATAAATTTGTTGCTACACTCTCAAAGCTCGCACCAAAACTATTCCAATAATCAGTATCCGTAGGTAAATGCCCGCTAAATCCACTACCAGCATCAGTTCGGGCAATGTAATATGCCCCTGAATATTTAACACAATCAACCCTTGTTGCTGTTCCATAGTATGTCGCACTGCCATCATAGTTCCCCCTAAATACCATTGCGGGGCTGTCTCCTTTTGCCCCATCAGCTCCGGTTATTCGTGTGGGTGTACCCCAATTAATTAGCAAGCTGCTCCCGTCTGCTGTTTTTTTAGCGACTGTAACCCAAAGATATTCGCCGCCGGACAATGCTGGCATTGTTGTACTCCATCCAGACGGAGCTACATCCGTATTGGCCAAAGCAGGTGGTGTTGTGGTTGACCCATTTTTAGCATACCGATATTCAAAGAACGCCCCGTTCGTGCCGTTTGTCCCATTAGCGCCATCAGCCCCTTTCGCTATTATTTGCCAATATGTTGCATTAGACGGGGCATTGCCACTTGATGGTGTAGCGTAAATATACCTATAAGTAGCTGTTGCACCTGCATTAGTCCAAACGACCTCATCACCTTTGTAATAGGTGTAACCCGCATTATAAACGCCTCTAAATAACCCGATTAATTCCTCACTACCGCCGGAATTTTGGACAAAGACCCCTTTAAGCAATAATTTGCCTAAACCACCTGAATTAAAATCAATATAATTACTGTCGTTCCCGATTCTTGCTGCATTGTTTACAAAGTCAATGTAATTCTTACCGTCAGCACTAACAATCTTATTGGTTGTAATCCGACCCGGCAATATCTCCGTAAAGCCATATAATTCAACAAAGCTCCGGTCGCCTTCGACCTCACTATTTAGCACGCCTGTTAAAAAGTGATAGTACGTTGCATCAGAATAGACTGCAATCGGAGTTTCAGACAAAATAAATTCTCCGGTAAAAGGTGTTGTGCGCCTAACTTTTGAATAAAAATAGTATGATTTAGCCCCGTCTGCCAATGCTGCTGACAAAAATGAACTCATATCCCAAAATGTATATTCAGACGCTGCATGAGTGCTGCTAATTGTAGTAACACCAATAGTCATGTGTTGCAATATTTTTGTAGATGCAACACTTAACTTTTTTGTGCTATTATTCCAAGTTGCATTAAGCGCAACTTCAGAAGGTGTAACCTTACTATTTACAAACCTGAATTGAAGGCTTTCATCACCTGCTAATATAGACATCGTGTGAACCGTCATCGGGTTAATACCATGACTAAAATCAAGCAGGGAGGATTCAAGTAAATCAATCGTTTGCATCGCATCCCGAAAATTGCGCCTTGTGAAGTTAATCGAATCCTTGTAACTTGTTTCAATTTTAACATCCCCTGCATCAATTTTGCCTAATTCACTTCTAATCGTTGCCCCTGTTATTGAATTGCTTAACTCAATTTCAGGCGAATAAGGATTATTAATGTAATCTTTTAGCCCTGTTATTCTTATTAGTTTACCATCAGGGGCAAATTGTGGATCGCTGAAATTAATATAACCGCCCACCGTTATTTTTGAAGATATTATCCACCAGTTGGTTTTTGCCCAGATGCCATCCAGCATCCCGCTAAATGTGAACCGTTGTTCGCTATTCTCATACAAATACTTAGCGGCTTGTTTGAACATATCCCAGCTCGCACCTGTTTGTGTCCAGTCATCGGAGATGTAAGCATCAGGAAGTTGAATCCCGAAAATAGCGTACTTCATTCCTACGGTGGGGATATATGAAGCATCGGGCATTGTGCGCCCGCCTATCTCTTGCGGGACAATCTCAAAGGTTCGTGTTGCGTGTGTGTATTTACTTATATCAAATTCCAACCCTGCTAATTGTCCAGATTGAAATATAACAGTCATTTTCTCACCTGAAATTTGGCAAGCACTGTAATCCAACCCTACTGGGATAGAACTATCAACAAAGTTGTAAAAGTGTTTAGTTGCATCCACCGTAACCACGCTACTAATTGTCCCGACCCTTGACGGGTAAATATTCGATAAGTCTAAACTATCTTCGTTGGCATGTGTTAATGCTGCATATTTTTGTATATAAGAGCCGGTCGCATCTGTTGTATAGTAACTGCCCTGATAGTAATATGATTTCGATTTAGGTAATAATAGATATTGCGATCCATACTTAGACGGGTCAATATTCCTTTCACCACCTTGCACAAATAGGATCTCAATCGGCATTTTCCCTGCCTCATTTACCCGCCCAACGCCCGATTTAAACCCGTTCCCCATACCGTAAGACAGTGCCAAAGGGCTTGCTTTATTGTACTCAACCTTTTTTAGAGAAATTGTTTTACCGACAATCTCCCATTCCGTTTCAAACTCATTAGATACGGTTTCAAGGGCAGCATTTAAATAAACATGATTAAATTGAATTGGTTTTTCAGGTACGTCAAGATAACTACCAATGCTCCACCCACTATCACGATTGTTCATGTTCGTAACAATCAGGTTCAGGAAATCTAAAGGTTTACCCGTCAAAGTGAACTTTAGTCGTCCGGTACTATCTTTAAGTTTATATTTGCCCAGCTTGTATTGTTGGCTGTGCATTATTAATGTATATTCAAAGCTCCTATTATGATGCTTCTTTAAATTAACTGCATCAATCAAAGTGTACGTTTCGCCCTGAAATGTGCAAGTAGCCCCGACCGGGACTTCGGCATGAACATCAAGGGAGTAGTATAATGTTAATGTATGCTCACCCTTTATCGCTCTGTAACGATAACTGCCATCAGTAACGTTGATGTTTAAAGCTGTTCCGTAATAATCATTATAATTAATTGTCATAAACTACTCATATCTATACAGTAAGTACCATCTTCTGTCTCTATTAAATAATCATTTTCAGCCACCAATAAGTACTCAACATCACCAACCACAAAGCTAATAAATGTTAATGTTAATTTACCTGTCAATATAAATCTATCACACAAATAATACTTATCAACGGTAAAATTTTTATAAAAGCATTGATAGGTTGTTTCAGTGTCGCTAACATACAAAGCTCTTGCATTGGGTTGTATTAATTTGTACAATAATGCCTTTTGGTTCTTCCAAAGTTCTAAAAGAGATGATGCCTCTATGAATACACCTATTTCAACATTCTTTTCTTTAAACTTAATTATATCGTCATCATAATAAACACCGCTTTGTGAATCAATATTAACCAGTAAATTTTCCTTTACCGTTGGCAAATTCATAATGCTTTTAACGGTATCCGCTGTAATCATTACACCAAAATCGGCAAAATCTTTAGTATCTAATTCATAACCGCAACTTTGTGCAATGCTGTTAGTCGGCGCACCATAAGTATAACCGGCTAAATGGTCATCTTCTGCGAATGTTATCGAAAACCTGCCATAATTAACAACCTCACTAAAATCACTACTCACATACCTAAGTGTATAAGTCCTGCCTATTTCAGCAAAATTAAACGTATGATAAACGGGAGTAGATGCTATCTTGTTAATGAAGGTGAAATATCTATTTTCGCCAATAAATGCAAACTTGATTGTCAACTGCCTTGTATTAAGTTTAGGTGATGACAAATCCGGTTCAATACCATTCTGCTCATGCCAATCATTAATATCCAACGGTTTTAGTCCGGGCCAGGACAATAACTCTGTGTAATCTTCTACCATTACCCCAGCATTAGTGTAGGCATCCCAGCTACCGTCTATGATTAAATCCCCTGTCATTACTTCAAAGTTATCCCTTTAAGGTTAATATCTGAAATGCCATCTTTTACTGCCCTCATGTCTGCTTGTATTGATTCAAGTCTATCTGTATTCTCTCTTATCTTGCCTAAGTGGTCAACAGACAAATTGCCAATCCTTACGTTTTCGTTATACATTAAATTAAGCGTTGTGTTTACCCCTTTAATGTCATTCATTATGTAGAATGTATGTTCCTGAATAGCTGTAAATCGCCCATTCAGTTCATTTGCGGTATCTTGCGACATAGCCGCCAACCCTTTATTCACTGCGCTTCTTGTTGTTTCGCCAAATATCCCAAATACGTCATCAATCCCTTGCGCCTTTAATTGTTTTTCGAACTCGCTTAGTGCATCCTGATAAGTCTTGCCTTTACTTTGTGCCTCTTTATAAAAATCAATCAAAGCTGTTATCATTGCGGATGGGTCGCCTGTATCTTTAAACCCTTTTCTTATCTTATCCTGTAATGCTGTTAAGTCATCCCCGAAGAGAGATTGATAAAGCAAGTTCTTAGCGGTATTAGCTATCGACTTTTTAACACCATCGGCGAAGGCATTACCGACATTCTCCCCGCCTTTACTCCAGTCCTCAAAAAGGCTATTCATTAGGTCGCTGCCTAATTGCCCCGCAAGGTCTGATATAACCGATTCAATTTGTTCTTTAGCTTTTTCGAATTGTTCATTCATGGAGACTAAATAGCTCAAGTTCTCTTTTGATGCCCCCACTACTTTGCCGCTTGTTAGCAATGATTCAGCCATTGCCTTATTTAATTTCCCTTCTTCATCAATTAGTTTAGGATAGTTTTTTAACAAGTCGCCATAAGTATTTACAACCTCTCTTTTTTGCAACATACCAGAGACAAGTCCGACAACGCCGCCAATGACACCCCCGACAACCGCCCCGGGTATAGATGCAATACCCAGCCCCGCAACTGCTCCGGTTGTTGCACCAGCGGCAGCACCAGCACCAGTCGCCGCCAATACCTTGCCCCAATTGCGAACCTTCTTAGTGCCTGTAATAACCTCACTATCTGATAGCTTTGCCAACGCATCATTATATTCTTTTACCGCTGCGATTTCAGCCGCTAACCCCGCTTTTATCTTCCCTGAATAATCGGTAAAAAATACACTATCTCTTATCCCTTCCCTTAGTCTTATCTCATCAAGTAAGGCATTATTATAAGCATTTTGATAGGCTAAATTTTGAATATATGCCTCCTCTAATGCTTTCTTTTGTGCTTGTGCGCTCGATACGATATTAGCAACAGAACTAATTACAAATGACGCAACTGAACTGATTGCCTCAAGTGAAGTAACACCTTTCTGCTCAATCGTATCTAATGCCTTTACTAATGATGTTACACCACCTGCAAGACCTGTGAACACCCCCCCTATCTGTCGGATTGCAGTGCTACCTGATTGCTCAATTGCACTCCCTAAATCTTGTATTGCAGGGGCTAAATCACTTAATACCTTTAAGGCTTTAGCAATCTCGGTTAATGACTTTTCAGCTTTCTCATTTTTTAACGCTCTTAGCTCGTTATTTAATCTCTTAAACTCATCACTTGCAACATCGCCCGATTCAGCAATTTTCTTTAACGATTCCTGTATAGCTTCAATATCACTATCTAATTGAGAGGTAACAAAGGTCTCCGTTGGTTCTTTCAGTGTATTTTTTAAATTATCAATTTTTCCCTTTATGGTATCTATTACCTCCGGATTCAGGTTTTCGCCCTTCAATATGTTTTGCAGTATCTCAATCTGTTGCTCACCTGCTTTTTTAGTAAGATAAACGGCATCATTAGCGAATTTTGTCATGCTTGCTATCTTTGCTGAATTTGCATTAACCAGTTTAGCATTTTCAGCACTTTCAGCCTCTGTCAAGACTGCATCTAATTCATGGTTATTATTATCATGCAATACTTTGCGTAACTTCGCATATTTTTCAACTAAGTTATTCTTTTGCATTTCAAAAGTTGCATAATCTTGCAATGCCTTTTCATAAAATTCTTTATCTTTTTTCTCCTGTTCCTTCCTTGCCTTTTCGTCCTCTGCTTCCTTCTTTATTGTCGCAACATTTGTCCTTCCCGCAGATAGTGCATCAGCTATCTCTACCATTGCGGGCGTGCTAAACCCTTGTTTTAGATTTACATAGAGGTTTTTAAAAGCAGCGGATAAGATGCTAACTTTCTTTTCAGCATAGTCTAAAGATGCGATAAACCCGCCTTCATTTTCTTTGTCCAATACCGCAAGTTCATCTTTATATTTTTTTATTGCTTCGGCAAGTTTATCAATATTCTCTTTTGCTTCTTTTGTCTTTGTTTCTTTAGTTGTACCTACTTTTTTTTCTGAAAGTATCGTTTTATCTGCATTTTGAGCAATCTCATTCGCTAATCGTTCAATTTCTTTATTGTTTTCAGCAAGATCAGAAATTATAGTATTCATTTCGCGCAAAGTTCCGGCTGCTCTATTCGTTCCTAATGTTATCATAGTCCCAGCCACGCCGGCTCCTGGCGTAATTACGGCAGTTGATGTAGTATATTTGCTACTCTCCTTGTCATGAAATACGTCTTTCCCATACTGTAATGCACGTTCTCTTAATACTTTTTCCTTATCAAGATTCTTTGTTACAAGTTCGTCAATCCTTGTTTGCATTGCCCTTGCTCGTGCGCTTGCGATTATCGCCGGTATTAATTCAGTCTTAATAACATTTGCAATGGTTTTAGTCTTGCTATATTCATCATTAAGCATTGAGGCATATTCAGGGTATAATTTTACCACTTCATCATAAGCTCGTTTTTTGCGCTCCTGCGACGCTGTGTTACTGTCAATTATAGCACTTAATGACACTAATCGACCAATCTCACTGCCTGCCTGTTTATTTGCATCGTCAAAAGCCTTATTTAATGCCTTTTGAGACTCCTCAGCTCTCTTTGCTGCTGCTCCTGCTGCTGTCAAACCTTTAGCCCATTCAACAAGTTCCGGGCCGTAAGCAGTTAGTAAAGTTACACCTACCAGCATAGCAGTCTGCCAGCTAAACAATGCCCCTGCTATTGTTTTGAATACGCTTTGCGCTGGTTTCCCTTGTGCAATCAGCTCTGCATTGCGCTGTTTTAGTAATTGTATGCTTTCGGCAAGTGGTTGTATGTTGTTAGAAATCGCCATAAACCCAGTCCGCATACTCATAGTAAAGTTTGGCATCTCACCAACTATACGGCTCATGTTTGTTCCTAATATAGCAGTCGCACCAGCATAGTTCCCGACGTTTCTAAAGTTGCGACCGGTAGCGGTATCTATCTCTTTTAGTTTTTCTGTCAAAGCGTTTGCCCTTGCTGCTGCTACTGTAAATCTATCAGAATTAGTGCCAAACTGAACACCTAAATTTTGAGCGTGCCTTGTCGCCTCATTTGTGATCTGCGACAACCTCGCATAAGCGTCTTGAGTGCCTTTAGTGGTCGCTTGAACTTGCCTTTGCTTCGCCGCCAAATCATTATAAACGGCTGCTAATCGTTGCCCTTCTGCACTCGCAACGCTATTGGTAACTAAATACGATTGCAGCGTATCTTTCGATTCAGATACATTTTTTTTAAGCTCCTTAAATGCAGATGAAGCGGCCCCTGCACCAGTATTGCCACCACCGGAATTAAACATCTTCTTTAAATCCTCATATCCCTGCTTTACCTTATTAGCATCCCAATCAACAACTATTTTTAACGCTGCGTAATTACTCATTTTTGTTTATTTTCTGCAAGTACTCTAAATGTGATGCTGCTATCTCTGATAGCGACTTTTCACTAACCTTCTTCACCCTTTTTTTCACATCCCAACTGAACGGCAATAAATCCTGTGGGCTTTTAATTTTGTCCGTTTGGGTGGCCACAACACAAAACGCAATGTATCTCGTTTGCTCCCAACTTGTTCTTAATGCCTCTTCCTGCCGTTTCACGTGGAAAAACATTTTTATACAAAAATCGGCATAGCTCATGTGATTAAAGACCTCCTTCTCAATGCCTAATTCACCGTAAGCGTATGCCGTTAATTGGTCAAACGATGTTACTACTTTCCGTCTGCTCCTTTTTTTTTATTTTCTTTTGGCAACCCCTTTGGAAAGATACATTCTACCAAAGCGTTTGTTATTGCAACAATACCCTCAATAGTAATATGCTTCAATGAACTCTCTGCCACAGCAGTAGTAGCATCTTCATCAAGTCCTGCCAACTCTTTAGCCGCATTTAAACCACATTTATAAATAGGAACTAAAGCAACGCAAATACTATCTAATCCTGAATAGATGTTTGTGGATGTTGCTTCCAACGCTCCAAACTTATTCCATTGGTCTAATGTGTCGTGAATGTGTGAGATAACCTCCTCAACACTCGCTGCACCTTCGTTCTTCACTTCCCTCGATAACAGGCGCAAAAAATAAGTATTAAACAATAACTCATCCGTTGCGCCTGTATCTAAGATTATTTTAATGCTATTGACCATGAACTAAATTAAACGTATGTATAATGTCCGGCGGTAATTGCGCTCGTGATCTTAATTGTCATTGAGAAAGTACCACCGCCAGTAGGCAAGGTTTCGTCAAATTGAGTAATGATACCCTGAAACGTATGTGTTTCCATGTCATCACTCGCTGCACTTAATGTTTTAGGTGCTAAATACCAATCTCGTACTACACCAGCCGCATAAATTGCCCGCAATGCTACGGTATCTAATACATTCGCATCGTTTGACTTTAGGGTAACAATACCCTCCAATCTTGCTTCCGAAGTATCTTCGCCTGGAATAGTCTTTGTACCGCATTTGGTTTTTATCTCATCAGGTGAATTGTTGGACGAAATAGAATAACTTGTTTGGCAACTTGCCATTTTCCATTTAGTGTTATCCTCTGATGTTAATTTTGTCATTAGTACACTGTTGGTACCATTTTGAACGTCTGCCATAATTAATTATTTTAAATTTTCCTTAATCTATTGTTTACTAAAAATTCAATCATTAAATGCCTCTCTAATGTTAATGTAGTGGTATTACCACCCCTAACGGGCATCGCTGTATCTGAAACTACCTTTACATCCGTAATGCCAAAGTTTGAATTAATCGGGATTGCCTTAGATGGGTAAGGTGCTAATATTGCTAAAACTTGCGCTCCTATATCCTCATGCTCATTGCCGTTTAATGTATCTCCTTTACAAACAATGCTAACCTGCATCGTTGTACGTGTTACAATGCCCGTTTTGTGGCTATTATCTACATTGGCTACATTCTGTATCAAAATATACTTATTGCCGCCTATTGCGTTTAAATTGCCATATACGGGTATCGGTTGGCTGTTTTGGGTTATATTCCCATCTAATAAGCTAACCAAGCCTACACGTAAAGAATAATATACATCCTCTGTCAATGCCATGTTACAACTGTTTCGCTATTTCATCCGTAATATTAGCCGTATGCTTACTATACGCTTGATATAATGAAGGTTTTGACGGCAAAACACCCTTACCGTTTACATAATAGTCCATTGCCATATTGCGCCAATCATCGGGATATGGGGCTAACAATGTAGCGGCAAAATTTCCCGTTCCAAACTCGCTGTATGCAGCTAATTCAGGCCGTTCCATCCCTTCGCCTTTAACTATTTCGTAAACGCCTTCATTTACCCTGCCTCCATTAATCGAAGCTGCTATTGTAGGGACATCAGCATCTAAACTTTTTGCTTCATTAACGATATTACTAACAGTAGTACTTACCACCTTATCAATGCTGGCATTTACTTTATTCAAATAAGCATTAACATCAATCCCAGACGTATCAAATTTCACATTAAACATCTGTTGTGTGTTTTACTTTCTGTTTTATAAATCGTTTCTTGCCGCTCGCCTCTATGATGCTATCCCCTACCGGCTTTAAGGTTTTACCATTCCAAAGAACTGTATCACTCATGGCTATTTGCCGCCCACTTGCGTAAGCTATCGAAATCCAGTAATAACTATCCTTCTCGCTCACCCCTTCACTAAAGAATTGGCTTGAATTTATAGCTACTACATTTGCAAATGAAGTGCTAAACTTAGGTACAACCGATACCGTATAAGTGCCATCCGGTTGTTTTACCTTTGACTTGCCCTGCACCTCAATTGCCTGGTTAAAATCCGATATTTTAAAACCAATAGCCATGCTTGATATAAGATTTACATAACTGCCTTGCGTTTTCGCCTACCTTAGAAACTTTACCTTCACCCCTATTCTCAAACAAATCAGCAACGTACATTAATACTGATTGCTTCATCCAATCTTGAACAGGGTATTCGAAAAAGTCCACACCGGTAAAACGTTGCAATGAATCAGTAGCAGATTCAATCCACAGGGGGAATAAATCATCCCATGTATTTACATCGCAATTACAATGGTTTTTTGCCTCTACTACTGTTACTACCATTACTAACCTTTTTTAGCGAATCCTTTTTTGATTAATTTTTCGGCTAATATTGGATGCACCTCATAAACTTCGCCGTCCGGTAAATTGCCTTTACCATTACCCACGATATTTACTTTAGCTGTCAAATCAACTTTGCCGTTTCTACTTGCCGTTTCTGTAATTCCTGCTTTCTTTTGAGTTTCTAATTCACTTGCCATATACGTTTATATTAAGGTTTTAAAATTGCTGCTATGATGGTTGCAAAATCTCCGTAAAGCACTGCACCTACATCAATGGAGTTAATGTAACTGTGTAGTCTTGCCTCAAACAATACGCTCACACGGTTGTAAGAGAAGTCCTCACCGTTCAACCCCCATTTAGAAGTAATGCCTTTGTAAATTCTCAATTTCCATTTGCGGCTATCCATCAACAAGTATTTACCTGCTGTAATTTCAGTTGTTTCAATTACATCAATTTTCTGCAATACACCATCAATTTGCAATTTGATATAATTGCCTGTTGTGTCTTTCGTTAGGTCAAGAACGGCCGCATCGCCGGGGTTTAAAAACACTACATCCGGTACGTGCTTCAACAATCGCAATTGCAACATACCTGCACGAATTGCATCGGCAGAATTGGCATTTGCAACTTTGTCATCAAGTGCTGTTGTAGTGTAAGATGATGCAGATGGTATGATACCTTTCAACGCTGTTGCACTTTCGGTGCTTGTCAATACTGCATCGGCAATCTCTTGCATTACCTCATTGCGTAGTACTTCATTCACTTCCTGCTCCATCATTGCCACATCTTCCAATGTTTCAGTAGTCAATGTAGCCATAACCGCCACTTTCTTAGCTACTGAATTAGCCTCCGAACGCTCCCAATCTTTCAATGGTTTTAAAACGCCTTCACCGATAAAAGCCGCTCCACCTTCCTCATTCACTCTATTTGTCCAATAGATGGTTCTTGCATTGGTAGAACCTTTTAACAAACGGTTAAATACTGCCATTTCAGGCGGGATTGCAGCATTGATAGCTGTATCTACCTCAACTGTACCGCTATGAGGCGCACTGGTTAAAAAGTTGGCAGTTGTCATAATTGCTGGTGTCTTCACAATTGCCTCGTATGGTCTGCCCTCTTTTGCCGCTTTTACGATTGAGCTATACTCATCTTTAGTGAACATTTGCGACTTATGTCCGCCCATAGCTTGCTTTTTAGCATCTGCAATAAGCTCATCTACCTGTGTTCTCAATGCCTTAATTTCAGCAAAGGGAGTATCAGGATTATCTGAATCCAAAGCATTTACCAATTTGGTAACATTTTCTTTGCTCAATCCCAAATCCTTTACAATTGCCTGCACTTGTTCAGCAACTTCATCCTTCGTAATTGCATCCTCAATTACTAAGTTTTTTTCAAGTTTAATGGCTGCCTCCAACGCCTCACCAGTTAAGCCCTCTTTGTTTAAAACTATTTTCATAAAATCTTTTTTTTAATTACTTATAAATTTTGTTTACATCCATTACCCAAAACGGCTGTTTGGAAGTGGTATCAACCGACTTCATCCCAGTGTCAATAACGGGAGTTATAATATTGCTGCCTTTTACGACCGCACTACCCTCAATTACTTTTGCTTGCCTTACCGCCCAGAAAAAATCATCAATATCTTCTTTATTGGCTATTTTGTCATAATAAGCATCCCAATTATCATTTTCCTCCTTAAACTCCTTATCCTTAATGCCTATTGCCATAGCTATATCAACATAATACATCCCAACACTATGATTGCCCACATTGCCATCTTTGTATTGGTTATACATAAATGGGTTGCGCTTAGGGGTTATTACATTGTCAAAGACTAAACACTCTGTTACACCGTTGACATCAACACCCAACTCACGCCATGTAAACTCTTTTACATAAGGCTTTACATTATCTTTATCGGCAATGACTTTATCAAACCTTAATTGATGCTCCTGAATTAAAGGAATACCATTAACGGCACGCCTACTGTTGTCGGCTAAACTCTTATTCCATATCTTCGGGATATGCACATCTCCATGACTGTCATACCAATAGCAGGTGTTTATTATCGTGCTATTCTTAACCGCCATATCCTCTGCCATTGACAAAGATTTAACTACATTACCGCCACCATTACCAGTAGGCACATAACCAACCCCATCGGCTTCTTTCATTATACTTTTCTTTTTCGAAATGTATAAATCTTTATTAGCCTTCAAGTGCCGCATTAAGTCGCCGCCCTTTAGTCCGTGTGGTATGTCTAAGCCTCTCATTTGTTAATCTTTTTATTGTCCTTGACTTGCTTCTCCTTCGCTGCCTTCGCCGCCTTTATTGCCGCTATCTGCTCTTTGGTTAATTGCCTCGTTGACATGGTTAATTGATATTTTATTGCGATTAACTAAAACTTGATTCATTGCTTCGTCCGGTAAGGCTGCTTCACCCAAGAATACACGTTTCTCATTTTCGGTAAACGGTGCATCCTTCAACCAATCCCACATTATTTTTTTATCTACCTCCAATTCGCTGAATACACTTACATCATAGTCTATAATCTCATTGGGCTTTATTATTTTGTTGCGCCTTGCCCAATTATTCCGGCTATCCCGTAACTTATCCATATCGGGCAAAACACCGTTTATTATAGCCTGCTTATTGAATTGACTAAGATTATCATACTTACTCTGTTTGTCAGTATTAAACCATTCAACCGGAACGCTAAACACATTACAAAGCCTGTCAAATGTCATTTGTGAAGTCTGTAATGCCGCCAAATCCTCCGCATTTAATCCCACATCGCTTACTTTAACATCCCCCCATATAGGCATTACTTTATCCTTAAAGTCGGCGTTTCTCTTATTAAACTCATCCTTTAAGGCCGTCATCATCTCTAACCCTTCCGCATAATCGTTTATCTTATCGTTTTGGATAGATGCTATCTTCTTTGCGCCCCTGTTCTTCTTCATCTGCCACACGGCATCCCATCCCTCATTATCGCCTTCTATTAAGTTCCACGCTGCACTTAATGGACTTAACCCGTATAAATGCGCACCATCCGTACTCCATAGTGGATTGGCATACTTTGAATGAACTACTGCATTATCTTCAAAATCAATGTCAAGTGTAAATAATAATTTGTAGCCAGTTGGGTTAATAGGGTATCTGCCATCTGTTTTAATTTGCACCATATCCGTTGGCATTGCATACATTTGCAACACTTCACCGGCATTGTCTAAACCCTTTCTTACTACATTCTCAAATACATTGCCCGTCAAATTCAAATAGGTTAAGCATACTTCAGTATATTCCGATCCGCTTTGATTAGGATTAGGATTGTTAAACTTATCGGTAAGTAGGTGATTCTCAATTACTTCAATAGCTTCATTCTTCAATACTATTAAGTCCGATAAATCAACCTTGCCGACATTCTCCTTATACTCTCTTAACCGCTTATTGGACTTTATCCTATAAACTCCAAACGGTGCACGGCTGCCAGCTTTTGCCTTCTTTGTTACAATCGAATATACAATATCAGACCTTTTAAACGCTTGCAGCAACTCCCCAACCCCATCAGCTTGATACACAGGCAAATTGTTCATAAGCATATTAAATGACCCGAAAGTAGTAGGCATTAAATCGCCCACTGCTTTGTTTATCCCAAATAATCTACTTACCCAATTCGCCATTTACACCAAAATTATTTTTAATTTGTTAGTTTAAAATGATAGTAGTAATTTTGTGATAACAAAAGGCGCACAAATGGCAAATGAAAAAAGGGAAAGACGTATATTCTTGCGGGTTACCGAAGATGAAAGAAAAAAAATCACCGCTAAAGCTAAAGCATTAGGGCTGCGGGTAGGGACTTACATAAGGTGCATGGCATTAAAAAATTAAACACACTATAGCAAAGAAATTTAGCACACTATTACTTCCGGTTATTCTATTTAGCTGCTCAAAGAAAATTGAAGATAGCCAATTAGTTACATACACCGTAAAATGCGACTATTGTGGCATAGAGCTGGCAGATACTAAACAAGTTTATGTTGTCAAAGAAGGGCCCCTTGTTTATACAACTCCCAAAACCGATACCACAGGCGCAAAAGTGTTTGTATCCGTATTCTCACCATTACAAAAAATTGATTTTAGAATCCAATCAGGCAAAAATAAAGTTGAATTTACCGGATATTTAGGGCATAACCCAGATGTTTTTAAAGAAAGTTTCTTTGATAAATACTTATCTTTGTAGTAGATTTTATTTTACGCAAATATTTTGCCCCACTTTTGAGGTTTCGATAACGTCATAATTTCAAAATAACGTAAAGCATCGACCCCATGATCCGCCCCACAAGGTTTATTTAACGTCTTATTCGATTTATCTTTATCCCAACAGTACCCCCTAAGCTCTTTTATCAGGCTCGTGGATTGTTTGGTTATCAAATAACTTTGCCCTTGCATTAGTTGGATCCCGTAATTAATTGAATCCGTGCCTTTCGTTACGGGCAATATCTTTTTTATCCCCGCACGTCTTATTTCCTCAATACTTTTCGGTTCTGCACTGTCTGCATAAACGGGAACGCCTAACGGGATAAATCGGGCAATGTCGGTATTCAACAATCCGGTTTTGTAAAGTAATTCGTTGACAATTCTTTTGCCCTCCCATTCATAAACTTCCACCAATGCTGTCGGGTCGTTTGAATATCCGAAATCCAACCCACAACCTAACAGTACCGCCTTATCAGGAACTTTATCAATTTGCCGCCAATTGCTAAATATAACACCTTCCAACGTGCCACGCTCGCCTAAACCGTACACCCGCCACCAATTCGCCCAGTATTCAGATGTTTTTGCCTTCTCTTTTGCCTTCTCTATCTCTTTTACAATCGAATCGGAAAGTACTGAATTATCTTTATATGTTAATATTATTTTAGTCGCATCTTTATCGCTTTGCAATTCAGCATCAACCCAAAACTCATTCGTCGGGTTGAAGTCCAAAAAAATAAATTTCCGGGTTCTTATCGCAAGTTGCTGATAGCTGTCAAAATCAATGTTGTTACACTCATTTATAAAAAGTACATCCCGCCGGGATCCCCTCAGCTTGTCTGGCTGGTCGGCAGAAAAAAATTCGATGTAGGAACCGTTTTCAAACGTGAATGTTAAAGTGCTTTTGTTAAACCGGTCTTCTCGCCAATGATTCCAATCCGTTGCGATTATTTTAAAATCCCTTAAAGCTCCACGCCGTAAATGCGGTATTGATTCAGCTACTATACTAATTGATTGGTTTGCAACATTATAGGCGTAAGATATTAAGTACTGAAGGATGGCGAAGGTTTTACCGGCACTTGTACCGCCTTGCACAATCCGTATCCTACTCGTTATCTTCGTTATCTTCGCTGTTGCTGCCGTCGGTATTATAGTCATTGATATTTAATACAATAGGTTTTGCCACCTCTATTTGTGCATCCATTTGAACCGCTTGAAGTTTAGGCAACACAAAGCCTAATAACTTACTAATAAAATCTAACTTATCCTTTGCCTCTAAGCTGTTATATTCGATTTGAATGTTTTGGAGGTTGGCAGTAACGAAGTTGCTAACATTATTGCGAATGTCTTCAGTTGCTTTATTTCTACTACCTGATGGCCTACCATTTGCATTTCCTGATTTTCCTTTTATAAAAGGCATGATGATATTGTTTAATTATTGTTATTTACAATATATACAATAGAATAGTCTTAGCACTCTTATAAGAATACTATTATTATAACAAAGGTCTGTCTC